TGTTGAGCAAATCCTACAGGGTATGCTTCATGCAAAGTGTATGATAGAGACTTTTTATCTGATCTAGTTAGTTGGTTTATCTCTACTCTGCCTATGTAATTGTTATACCATTCGTATACAGGTAAAAAAGCATTGCCCTCGATTTCACCTTGAGCAGAGAAGATAGTTTCTTGCCATGCTTGTATTATGAATCTATCTGCAAACGTAGAATCACATAAGAATGACATTGTTACTTCCCCGCCATGATTGACCTGATATGGCATTTTTCTTGTAGGTCCATATTCTGAAAAGTCAGCAACTTCTAAACTTCTACCAGGTAAAGATGCATTTACACATCTGATACCTCTCATAGAGAAGTCACCCTCAGTTGCACCCATAAGTGCTGACGGACCAAATACGTTTACTTCGAATCTGTTTGCTCTTGCACCCTGATCAAATTGGTGTCTAATGTTTTCTATTTCTAATCTTCTTGCCATGTTTTACCCGTATATTTCTTTTTTAGCATATGCATAAACTTTGTTAGCATTTTCTTTTTGAAACTGTGTTACTGGCAATAACGCAATGAGATCCCAATATTCTGGATCGACATCTAACGCATTGCCAACAATGTTTGACTTGAGATACTTTTTGATACATGGTTTTGCCCACTTTAATTTTGCTACTGAAGTGAGTAATTGGTAAGTCATACGTATTCTAGTAGTCTCATCAAACTTTTCGTTATTTGTATATTCAAACAATCCGTCTAATAAACGAATACGATATCTTGGTGGTATATAATGTAAGTTCATTCCTAAAAACGAACCATCTCTATAATCTTCGATTACAATTACACAAGGAAATCTGTCCCAATAAGGCAATTTGTCTTGTGTCTTAGCATCATAGAAATACATGTACATCTTACCATCAATATATCGGTCAGTTTTTTCTATGCCCGATGTTTGATAGAATCGTCTAGCAGGAATACGCATTCTTTGAACTCTTTTTCTAAACCAATTCATACTATCGTATGATCGTTTAGCAAGTTCTTTAGGACTTTCTTTCTGTAATCTTTCTAGTAGACTCATACTACTATTTATGACTACTTGACTGTAATAATTACCTTATTATTTTCAAAAGTTTTAATTTTATCAGATACGTGAATTAACAAGTTCAAATCTTTCTTAGTAAACGTTTGATTGTCTTTAACATAGATTTCAACACCATGCTCTTCGCCATCAAAGTGTACTACACTTGCAAGTTCTTCATCGTAGTAATTGAGTAGTTTAGGTTTTGTATGATTGAGCATGGACTCCATGGTCTCACCCCAATCTTTAAATTTATCTAAACCTTGTGTGATGTGTGCTTCTAACATAAACAAAGTATCTTCTTCGCCAATGAACTTACGAACCCTTGAGAACCATACATCGTTTTTCTCATCTTTAGTTTCATCGTCTGTATCGAAGTAACTTAACCATTCGTCGAAGTTTAATTCTTTACTATCGTATTTGTTTAGAGGGTCCCATATCATTAAATCAACATCTAGTAGATCAGCACTAACTAATGCTCTAATTCTATTTCCACCAGGATGGAAGTGTATAAAGTTTCCGTTACGTAACACACCATTAGGGGGTGACCATAATCCCTTCTCTAAAATGTCGTGGTGTAAAAACCAATGCTTATGCGTAAGCAGTTTATGGTCTTTGTGGTCCCAAGTATCTTCGAAGAAGTTTGAAAATGGTTGATCTGTCCATTTTGAAAAGTTATCTGTAACATAACCCAGATCAATAGCATGTCTCAAAGACATAATCTTGGGTTTACATGTAGTTTCATTCCATAATCTTTTTACTTCGTCTAATACACCTGCATCATTGATACTGCCAAGTGTTTCGTATTCTTTATTTGGTTGTGATTGTGAATTTGTTGCCATCTTGTACTCTCTCTACCTCTCCTGGATATAAGTCTAAGAACATTCTTAGATCGTTTCTTGTAAATATGTAGTCGTTATGTGTTTCTAGAATAACGCCTGTCTCTTCTCCCTCGTGTCTAAACAAGTCTTTGATATCATCGTCACATTTACCCTTTAGTAAAGGCCTAAGTGACTTATACATTCCTTCTTTAATGTCTTTGACTGCATTATACATGCCCTTTCTATCTTCTTGTACATGTACTTCGAGAATCTCGTCTGGTATGATTGCACCAAATATTGTTTTGTTTATATTGTCAAATAACCCATACCATTCATCAAACGTTAATGGTTTTTGGTCATATTCTCTCATGTAACCACATTTATCCCAAAGAATTACTTTTTGGTCCCAATCTCTCATGTGTCTGATAGCATGAACCCTCGACATTCCGGGATGGACATGTACTTCACCTTCGTGATTCGTCTGTTTCCATGGTTTGAAATTGTAATTAGGGATTTTCTTAAATCTTGCTTGTATAAAACTATAAAGACCTACTGTACGTGCTTGATTGACTAACCATTGCACTTTAATTTTATGAAATACCCAGTTATGATCTGTATCTTGTAAGTCAGTTTTATTATCTATAGTTGTTCGTAAGTCCATTTTGTTGAAAAAGTGTTCAACGTACTTGTTTAACTGTTCATCTGTATAACTGTAGTTACCAAACATGCCATCATTGTCTAATTGACCATAAGTTACAACATATGGTTTTACTGTTTGTGATAGTTGTTCAAAACATGCTTTAAAATCAGCAAAGTGTTTGTCTTTTGCCTCTTGAGTTAGATGTTCCCATTGAAAGTTGAAGTGTCTGAACTCAGAAAAATCTGTATCAGCAACTATGGGTTCAGATTTAGTTAAACGCATTCAAATGTTCCTCTACTCTTTTCAAGTCTTCAGGTGTATCAACTGATAAACCCTCATCATCGACTTCTACCATTTTTACATTAAACCCCATTTCTAGATATCTTAGCATTTCTACACTTTCTGCTCTTTCTAGTGGACCTCGTTCTATCTTATTAAACATCTCTAACGATTCACGATTGAAGCAGTATAATCCTAGTTGTTGTTTAAAGTCAGTCTCTTCTTTTTGATTGTAAGGTACAGGCAGTCTACTGTAATATTGTGCCATGTTACCTTTATTAGTTATGACTTTGACAACGTTCTTATCATGCAGTTTATAATCATCGTTTACTTTAACATAAGCATTTGATACACCAATGTTATCGTCATGTTCTTCTATTAATTTATCAATTGCTTCTGGGTTGATCAGAGGTTCGTCACCTTGTATATTGACGAATCTATTTCCATCACATAACTGAAGTGCATGGGCACATCTATCTGTACCTGTAGCACAATCACTTTCAATTACAATGCAACGTAACTCATTTGCAGAACAATATTGTCGAATACGATTATCATCTGTTAATATAACAATAGTGTCGATGTTTTTACACATGTGTACTTGATTATATACACGTCTCAACATGGGTATACCATTGATGAGTTCTAGTGGTTTACCAGGATAACGAGATGACTCCCATCTCGCAGGTATCATACCAACTGTTAAATTAATTTGTTTATCTGGTCCACTGAGTGTTCGCATTTCACTTGTCCATATCCATATTTTGCATGTATAAAATCTACCCCTGCTCGTAGGGCGCATTCGTAATCACTTATCATGTCCCCGATGTAAATTGTGTCTTTGGGGTCTTCATTACAGAATGCAATAGTATTTAGTAATTGATCAGGTGAAGGTTTTCCACGTAAACCACTTTTTGGCGAACATACAAAGTCGAATTCTGGCAATAGTTTTCCGTCGTCTCTTAGACCTTTGAGTATTTCTCTAACTCTAGTTCCATCTTTAGATGTACAGATTGCTATTTTACACCCCCTTTCTTTCAAGGTGTTTAAAGTGTCGATAGCACCAGGATAAATTTTAACTTCGTCAATACCTTGTGATGATGACTTATCATAAGTTGCCTTTATGTTGGTTTGATCTTCTGTTATACCAATTTCTGTAAGTATATCATAAAAGGGTTTACCAATGTGCTTGGCATATTCTTCAAAAGGCACATCAATCTTATGATTGAGTTGTACAACACCCCAGGATATTTTCATATTTGGGAGAGAGTCGATGATTACACCATCGAGATCGAATACATATAATTTTTTCATTTTTTTGGTAAGATTTCTTTCTCAGTTAATATTCTAAACACATACTTACGATCATCACAATACTCTTGTGCGGCCTTAAACTTGGCCTGATTGACCATGTATGTAGTTACCTCAGTAAGATATCTCTTAGTTCTCCTATTTGGATTTTTAGGGGGAAATAATTGCTTGTAAGGTTTAACTTCTATAATTTCTCGTACAGTTTGCTTGTCTTTGTTCACGTACTTTACGTAGAAGTCAGGAAAGTAACGATGGACTCTCTTGTCAACAGGCGATCTGTATGGTATAACGATTTCTTCACTTCCCCATTCAATAATTTTATCATTATCATCACACCATTTCATAAATCGACGTTCTAAAAGAGATCGATAAAAGATTTTGGTAGGGTCACCTTTATATTTTTTGTAGTTCTTCGGTTTAAAACGGCCACTATACGACATAAATAACAGTATTACAATTCATTTTAAGTGTATTTATACTCATGGCATATATAGACAAATTAATCGGAAAATTCAATAAAATCAAAGGTGCAGTTGATTCATTCAAAGGCATTCAAAGTAAATTGCAGAACATTAACTACAATACTGCAATTGATGCCTTGGGTGAAGAGAAAGAAAAAGCAATCAAAGATATCTTAAGTCGTAACAAAGAGTTAGATAAACTCACATCTAACAAAACTAAGAGAGCAATTAAGAAAACGCCTAGCAATACAACGATTGAGTTTACTTATCCTTATCACGACGATTTACATAATTACATCGTCTTTGAAACAAGATCAAGACATACGGGAACAGAGGGAACTGATCCAGAAGGCCGTAAAGCAGTTGCACTATATGTACCAGACACTTTAATATCTCAAGCAAGTGTATCTTATGGTGGTACTGATATGAGTAGAATGGGTGCCGCATTAATGCAGATTGCTTCAGCAATTGCATCACCACAAGCAGACTTGGGATTAGCAACGAGAAGTGCCGCGGCAACTGTACTACCCACTATGATACAACAAGGTATTAACAAGTTGACTGGTGGTCAAGAAAACTTAAAAAAGGGTATTGCAGTTAATCCACTTAAAGAGCAATTACTTCAAGGTCTAGATTTCAGAACATGGGATTTCACTTTTGAATTCTTTCCTAGATCACAAGACGAAGCAACACAAGTGCAAAACATTATACACACATTCAGAACGGCAATGCTACCTGGAACAACAGATGGTACAAGTGTTGAGGGTGTTGGAGAAGCAGTGGGTGATGTACTAAAAGCAAACAGTGTCACTGCCGATTATTTTACATATCCAAATGTGTTTGATATCTATTTTGATGGCCCATTAGGAAGTGCGATTGATGGGTTTCTACCAGCAGTGTGTACAAATGCTCAAGTAGATCATACAGGTGGTTTAAAATTTTCAACCTATGAAAATGGTATGCCAGTTAAAACAACACTTACACTTCAGTTTCAAGAAATCAAAATGCTTACTCAAAGTAATTATAGAGAGATTTCAGCAATTGAAAATAATTCATTTGAAAATGAAACCAAGAGATTAGGAGAAGATACTAATCTTAACAAATATACTGAACCAAAATCAACAAGTGATAAACAAGATAGTGGAACAACTTCTAATAAAGGCAGAGGTCCTAGTTTCTAATGGCAAATCAATACTTTCAAAACTTTCCAGAATTACAATATAAATTATCTAATGGTAAGATTGTATCTATCAAAGACTTTTTTAGAAAGTCAAAGATTGAGCAAGAAGCAGTAGATAGTATCGTACAATATACAAGGTATGAGATTCAAGATGGTGAAAGACCAGATATTGTAGCATCAAAACTTTATGGTGATGGTGATCTTCATTGGACATTCTACTTAGTAAACGACTTTGATAACTATTACGATTGGCATAAAGACAACGAAACCTTTGAAAAGTATATCAGTCAGAAGTATGCTGGTGTTTATGCAATAGCATCAAATACAACAGATATATTATCTACATCTACTTCAAACACAGGTCAACACGTAGTCAGTAAGTTTTTACTAGGAGAAAAAGTAACTAGTATTAGTGGTACAGGAAATGTCATAGAAGTAGATTCTCAAAATAAAAGAATTGCAATTGAAGGTAGGGGATTTGTATCAGGCGAAACTATCACAGGAAAAATAAGTAACAAAACAATGACACCAACAAGTATAATAGAACATAGAGATGGTGTCAAACATTATTATAATAAAACAAACGGACTTTATACTAATGTTCCGACTGCTGGATATACTAGTGTAACACTTTACGACTATGAATATGAATTGAATGAAGAAAAACGATTGATTAAAGTAATCGATCCTGCAATCATACAAAAGGTAGTTAGAAGATTTGAAAAAGTAATGTCATCATGAATGATCGAACACAACCACAAGAAGGAAACTTCTTACCAGGTGAAATTACAATAGATACTATTTCTCTTGTTAACCAAGAAAGAGAAGTTGTCGAATTAAAAAATATCACTGCTCAAGTAGATATATTTGAGGGAATTGATAATGCATTTTTATCTGGCAGAGTTTCTATTTTTGATGGTGTTAACTTTCATAGAAACTATAAAGTCTATGGTCAAGAATCATTAACTATTAAGTATCGTGTTAAAGAAGACGGTACACAATTCGGTAAACAAGCAGAGAAAACATTTAGAATCTATAAGACTTCGAATGTACAAAATATGCCTGGTTATACTACTGATTCTTTAGCAATACATTTTATTGATCCTAGATATTTTCAATGCGAACAAAAAAGAATCAGTCAAACATTCAGAGGATCGTACTCTGAGATTTTA